GAATCCGGCAATGATGAAACAATCACAAAATACAGCAGGTATTGGTGAGAATGTTCAACTCATGTCAGAGATTCTAAAAAAAATCAACAACGCAAAAGACAAACCTAAAAAGATTGCAATTCTCAAAGAGAACGCAAGTGCTCCACTTAAACAAGTATTAAAAGGTGCATTTGACCCAGCAATCGTATGGGACTTACCAGTAGGCGACCCACCATTTATGAAGAATGAGGCACCAATTGGTACTGAACATGGTTTATTGAGAAATGAAGCAAAGAGACTTTGGCATTTTGTCAAAGGTGCAGACGCAGCTACAACTAAAACTCAAAAAGAAACTATGTTTATACAGATGTTAGAGGGTTTACACCAAGATGAGGCTCAAATACTATTAGGAATGAAGAATAAATCATTGAATAAGATGTATAAAGGTCTTACCGAATCTGTAGTTAAAGAGGCTTTTGGTTGGAATGACAAATTTGCACGACCGGAGTAACTGGTCATAGGTGTCGCAGCCTAAAAAGCAAGTAAAATCAACAAAAAAAACATCAAAAAAGCGTAAAAAACGCTTGACTCTAGGCGACTTTTAGTGTATTATATACCAATAAATATTAAGAAAGGATATATTATGAAAAAGTTTGTTCTAACAGTTATTATAGCCAACGCCATTTTATGGTTTGGTTTAACTGGTCTAACGAAAGTTGCAAACGCAGACGAGTATAACAAAGCTGTTGTCGCTCATGTTATTAAAGAGAACATTAGTGGTAATGGTGTTGACATGTCAGTATTAGAGGCAGAAATGGCTAAATTGGCATATCAATTTTCTTTGGAGATGACGAGTGTTTTAGAGAAATACTTACCGTCTATTTTAGAAAGTATTGCTCAAGAGTTGAGAATGAAAGCAGATGAGAAATACAAAGAGGAAATAAGTGGCTAAAAAAAGACTAAAATCAGATGTACTTCCCGGCATACCGTTTGAGTTTGATTTCTATATGGTGTATTGGGAGGATATTCAAAGTGATTCAGGTTGGCGAACTCTGAAAGAAATTCAGAAAAGTAAACCTGCTATATGTGTATCAACTGGTTGGTTGGTAAAAGAAACCAAAGATGTACATGTATTAATGAGTGATTATAATTATGATGAACATAACGAGTTGAGTGATGGTGGTAATACTACCGTGATACCAACTAAAAATGTAATCAATAAATTTTTAATCAAAGGACTATAACACAAAAGAGAGGAAGACTATATTATGGCACAAGCGAGAAAATCAAAAGAACTAGACCACTATCTAAAAAATGTGATTAGTGGCGTCCCCAAAAAGCTAGATTACTTTATGAATGGTAATGATACGAAGATGACTTACTATACTGGTAATTGGGCAACAGATGTAATGAATAACTTTACAGAAAAACAATCTGAAAAGATATTTAAGAACATGTCAAAGTACATGGACAATCCAAGTTTAACTTTCTTCCAAAAGAAGAATAAAAACATAGAGATTGGTACTTGGTCAGAATACGGCGAGAACGAGCCTGAATCTATATCAAGTTATGATTACATCATTTTAAAGAGGGCGTAAAATGTTAGCAAAAATCAAAACAATACTCCAAACATTAATGGCTGTAACGGTCATTTTGTTTTTTGGTGGTGTGTGGTATCATGTATCAGCAGAAAAGGAAGAAACACAAGCAATCTTACTTGAAAAAGAAGTAGAGGAAGTTGTTCAAACTTTAGAAAAAATTAATATTCACAAGAGACCAAATTTTGAGAGAGAAAACAATCAAACATTTATTAATAGTGTAGGTGCTTGTGTAAATTATATTTACAATACTACAACAGATGTAATACCTGTAAACTTTGAAGTATTATTGGCTCAGGCTGCTTTAGAGAGTGGTTGGGGTAATAGTAGATTTGCATTAGAGGGTAAAAACTTATTTGGTATTCGTACATACGATTTAAGAGAGCCTCATATGTTACCGTCAAACAATCCTAAAAAATGGGGTGTAAGAGTTTACCAACATGAATGTGATAGTGTACAACATTATATTGATATACTAAATAGTGGTGGTGCTTATGATAAGTACAGAGAATTAAGAGACAATGGTGTAGAAGATTCTTTAAAGTATGTAGAGACACTTGGTGCATATGCTTCAGATAAAAATTACTTTCCAAAAGTGAAAAGTATTATTAAGAAGTTAAGAACAGAATACGATATACCTCAATTAAATTAGGACTTATATGTTGACAATTATAATAACATTTTTAAGTGCAATATCTATATCAGTTATAGCCGCTGGTTATTCTATTATAGGTTTGTCCACTTTATTTGCAGGAGCAGTAATACCCATTATCGCTATGGGTAGTGCATTAGAGGTTGGTAAATTAGTTGCCGCCTCTTGGTTGTATAATAACTGGCGCAATAAACTTGTACCAAGAGCCATAAAGGCATACTTAACATTTGCAGTTATAGTATTAATCTTTATCACATCAATGGGTATCTTTGGTTTTCTATCAAAGGCACACCTTGACCAAGTGCAACCAACATCATCTAATAATATTAAAATAGAATTACTTAATACACAAATTGACCAACAAGAAAAAATTATAGAAAGGTCAAATAAAACACTTACTCTATTAGACAAGGCATTAGAAAAATATGTTGATATGGAGTATGTAACTAGAGGTTTAAAAGAAAGAGCAAAACAAAAACCAGAAAGAGACGCATTGACACTTGCTATAAACAATGCAAGTGATGTAATTGCAAAATTAACTACAGAAAAGGCTACTCTTAAATTAGAACAAGATAAGATTGAGGCCGAAGTAGGACCAATTAAATATATTGCAGAATTAATATATGGTGACGAGGCAAAGGACCATTTTGACAAAGCTGTTAGGTGGGTAATAATAGTATTAATCTTTGTATTTGACCCATTGGCTGTATTGTTATTGATAGCGGCCAACATATCATTAAGGAGTAGAAAAGTTGCCAAAGAAGAAAACGAAACCAAAATCCAAAAAGATTACCAAAAAGAAGCTACTAACGCAAAAGCTAGAGCGAAAAGAGTCAGAGATAACAACAAAGTTTATAAAGACTTTTTTAAAAAATTAGGTAGTAGAGACCTAAAAAATAGAGATTATGAAGCATTTTTTAGAAATATGGGTGCAGAGGAAATGAAGAAACTAGGTTTGGATCCAGACGAGATTAGACTTAAATTAGACCAGATAATGGAGTGGAATGAACTTCCTACGCAGAAATCAACACCAAATAAGCGATATTTGGAGGTTGACAAAAGTAAATAAATGGTATATAATGTAGTTATGATTAGTGAGAAATTAAAAGATAGACGAATCAAAAATGCTGAAACAGCATGTAGAGATTCAAGAACAGATTGGGCTAAGGATTACTGGTACAATGTGTTCTCTAAATTGTGTAAGATGTATGGCCGTGAAGATTATTTTAGAAAGGCGATTAATTAATGAATGTATTTTATGTAGATAAACATCCAGTAAGAGCTGCTGAACAAATGTGTGATAAACACATTGTTAAAATGATTTTAGAATCGGCACAACTTCTATCAACATGTCATAGAGTTATGGACGGTACAGAATATTACGACAAGACTAAAAATGGTCGTAAGATTAAAAGGTGGAAACACCCTAATTCTAATTTAGAACCATTACTATACAAAGCTGGTTGGGTAAAACACCCTAGTACAATATGGTTGTTTGAGTCAGCATACAATTACATGTGGTTATACAAACATATGATGGCTCTTAATGAAGAATACAAGAAGAGATACAATCATACAAAAAATCATTTGACTATTGACAAACTAGGTGATGTACTTAAACATCCACCAAAGAATGCTCTGTACAATAAGATTGCTACAGACCCAAAACCTGCTATGCCTGAACATTGTAAGATACCAGGTGACGCAGTTGAAAGTTATAGAAAGTATTACATCATAGAGAAAAGAAGATTTGCTACATGGAAATCTCCTGCTAAAGTACCATTATGGTATTCTAATGGTGTTGAACAGTATCTTAATTCTGCTGACATATAGGTGAATAATGAATTTTACATCATTAAATAACGGCGTAGCTGTACAAATTGATAACTTTGATATTAGAGACATTAATCAGCAATCTGCTGAAGTTATTAAAAATGTACTTAAAGACGCTACAGTTGTTGTCTTAAAAAAACAAGATAGAACTCCTGCCACATATACTAATTTTATAAGTCATATTGGTCGTATTGCAAATTGGAATCAATTTAACTTTGACCCTATTACAGGTGAAGAGAAATACAAACCAACAGATGAAGATGGTTTTATAGAACCTAATAATTGGCCTAATCCAAACACATATCCTGTACAGAGAGTAGCACATAAAAGAATTAATGGCAAGAGAACAGGTATATTCGGAAGTGGTATTTTAGATTGGCATGCCAACTTAAACGGACCTACTAGAGCAGATGGTGTCGCATTGCAAGGTTGGACTCATTGTGAGGGTACATCTACAACATGGTTAAACACCACAAAAGTTTATGAAGATATGCCACAAGATTTAAAAGATAGATGTAATAATGTATATGCAGAATATGAATATTCGCCTGAAGTATGGGCTAAAGGTTTACCTGATAATCAACTGAATAAAATGATGACTAATAAAAGTAAATATAAAATGTGGTTGATACAAAAAAATATTATAGGCAAAACTGGTATATATTTTTACACAAATAACAGATGTAAAATAATTACAAATGATGATAAATTATACAACGATTTATATGATTTTATGTTTCAGGATAAATACATGTATCAACATATGTATGAAATAGGTGATATAGTATTGAGTGACCAGATTTTAAGTTTACATAAAAGAGACCAAAACGACCTTTCTATTTTAGCAGAAAGAGTATTACATAGAATTACTTTCAGAATTAGTAACACAGGCAAACCTACATGGTGCCAAACTTACAACAATTTTGATGTGATAAATAACAATGAACTAGGAGAAACTAAACATGCGTGAACAAATGATTGAAGCATTAAAGAAGCATGCTGAAGGCCATATTGAAAAACACAAAGTAAATGTTGAAGTGTTGTTAGAGAAAACTGCTGGTATAGCAGAGCATCCTGATACACTTGAAACTATTGAAAAAGAGTTAAAAATTATTGCCGAGTATGATGATGAATTAGAAATGCTTAATAAGTATTTTACAAAAAAAGACCCATTTAAAAGCTAATGCCAATATACACCTTTGAAAACACCAAGACCAAAAAGGTCTATGACGAAATGATGTCTATTGCAGAAAAGGAAACTTTTCTAAAGAAGAATAAACACATTAAACAGATGTTGACAACTATAAATATATCTAGTGGTGTTAGAGGCATGGGTAATATGAAAAATGATGGTGGTTGGAAAGATAATCTGTCAAGAATTGCAGACGCTCATCCAACTAGTGCATTAGCAGACCAACATAGAAAAAAGTCTATTAAAGAAGTTAGAACTCAACAAGTTATTTCTAAACACCGAAAGAGACAACAAGGTAAAAAGTAATGGCAAAAGATATACCAGATTATTTACGAGAGTATGACCTAGACCAAGATTGGGGTTTTACACCTGTCAGTAAGGCACCTGAATCTACACCAAGTGTAGATACTTCGGTAATTGAAACTAATAATGTTGAATTAGCAAAAGTCAAATCAGATGTTGGCGATATTAAGTCAATGATGAATGAGATTATGCAAATAGTGGCAGAAAAAGACAAAGTAACTGAAACACTAGAGAGTGAAGATGTTACAAAAAGATTTAAAGAGGCAGAGAAATTAATACTTCCTTTCTTATACAATCTTATGAAGAGTGACGAACCTTATATCCATTGGCCTAATAGAACACCGATTATTAAGGCACAGATTGAGAAATTTTTACAAATAACAAGAGGTAAATAAATGCAAGCAAATTATGATAAGTGCTTAGAAACAATATTACACCATGAGGGTGGTTATGTAAATCATCCAAAGGATCCAGGCGGAGAAACAAATCTTGGTGTAACTAAAAGAGTATATGTAGAACATGGTGGCCAAAAAAATATGAAAGACTTAACAGTTGAAGATGTGGCACCAATTTACAAAAAAGGTTATTGGGACAAAATGAAAGGTGATGAACTACCAAATGGTTTAGACCTTTGCGTTTTTGATTTTGGCGTTAATGCAGGACCAGGTCGTAGTGCAAAATATCTACAGACAATGATTGGTACTGTTGCAGACGGTGGTATCGGTCCTAATACATTAGCTAAATTAAGAGAATATGTTGAACAAACAGGTTTAGCAAAAGCAATTGACAACTTTCAAGAAGCAAGACAAGAGTATTACGAGAAATTAAGTACCTTTGACACTTTTGGTAAAGGTTGGACAAGACGAGTTGACGAGACTACTCAATTAGCTAAGATGATGATTAGCTGAGAAGCGGAACCGTTTAAGTCGGGTAGAGATTATTTGAATGATTTATATGCCAAAAAAGGCATTTAAGGCTTGCCAATACGACTCTATTAGTATATAATGATGGATACAAAATGAAAAAGGAACTGATATGACAACAAAGAACTTTGTACAACTAGATGAGAGTAAGTTTCCTACAACCAAAGGTAAGAATATTGATGGTTTTAGATTCTATGCTGTTGATGACCAGCACTTTCCAAGTATTACAACCGTATTAGGTGCTATTCCAAAACCAGGTCTTGTCGCATGGCGTAAGAATGTTGGTGAAGAAGCAGCTAAATGGGAAATGAATAGAGCGGCTCGTAGAGGCTCTGCTACTCATACACTTGTAGAACAATTTTTAAAAGGTGAAACACCATCAATTCGTGATGTGTTGCCTTTAGGTATGTTTAGATTACTAAAACCTTACCTAGAACAAATAGACAATATACATGCATTAGAAAAAATAATGTATAGTAAGAAATTGACCGTTGCAGGTCAAGTTGATTGTATTGCAGAATACAATGGTAAATTGTCCGTTATTGACTTTAAGACAGCCAATAAAGAAAGAGTAGATAGTTGGAATGAAAACTATTATATTCAATGTACTGCTTATGCGATTATGTACGAAGAACTTTTTGGTACACCAATTGAGCAAATTGTTATTCTCCAAGCCGGCGAAGATGGCTCTGCTAAGGCATTCGTAAAAAACAAAGCTGATTACGAAGAAAAACTTGGCAAGGCAATTGAAGGTTTTTATAAATATTATGAAGAGAAGACAAAAGGCATAGCAAAGTCATAATGGTCTCTAAAAGGAGCAACCATGTTAAAAACATTAAAAGAAAACATGTTGTTGGCCTTTTTGCTAAGTTTTATTCTATTCACTAGTATAGCGACAGCAGACCATAAGCCAACAACAGAATACGAGGGACTAGAATGGTCTCAACTACCAGTTATTTGTGGAACTACAGACGCAGTAAACGAATATCTTACACATAACGAATTTATATTAGAGAGTTTATCAGTAGGAAAAGAAAACGCTCAAGAGTGGGGGCAACCAGTTTATATGGTATCTTACTTTGTAAATAAAGATGGCTCTCAAGCAATGTCCGTTATTACAGCACCATCAGGTTTGGAAAGTTGTATGTTGTATAGGTCTTTTGATTTAATGCTACCTGGCACACAATTATAGAATTAGTCGTTGACGACAATTATAGTAGATACGCTGGACGAGGGTGCGATTCCCTCCAGCTCCACCATAACTACATGAAGAGATTAACACAGACAATTTTCATGTAGTTTTGATGGGGCTGATACAGGATTCGACAGGTATTGAGGAAATTGTAAGAGATTAATAGGTGGCAACCTTTCATGCTAATTAAACGCAAACGATAATAACTTTGCATTAGCAGCTTAATAACTGCTTAGGGTTTTGTGGATTGTACCTCGTAACAGAATCAATCCACGCTTTACATTTTTAACAACAAGTGATATATTAATAATATGAATAGCAAAGAATTTAGTTTAATAATAGAGGGTGTTGTTAAAGACAAAAAACCAATCACCTACATGGACGCCATATTATGGTATTGTGAAGAAAATACTATAGAGGTCGAATCAGTAGGCAGATTGATTTCAAAAGCCCTAAAAGAAAAAATCCAAGTTGAAGCCTCAAAGGCTAACCTTATAAAAATACCAGAGCAAGGGACATTACCAATATAATGAATATACAATTAATAGATAAAATGGGAAGTGATTTGTCAGTTGTAAATGCAGCTCGTGTTTCTTTTGCAAAGAAGAAAGATGTTATTGACAAAGGTGATGAAAAGTTAATTAAGTACCTTGCAGACCATGACCATTGGTCGCCATTTGGTCACACTACCTTACAATTTCTAATTAAAGCACCTGTGTTTGTTGCAAGACAACTTGTAAAACATCAAGTAGGTTTAGTATGGAATGAAGTCAGTAGAAGATATGTAGATAATGACCCCGAGTTTTATATGCCATTTATATGGCGTGGTAAACCAGTTAATAAAAAACAAGGCTCTAGTAGTAAAGAAATAGAATTTGATATTTCAGAGGTGTTAGATAAATGCAAAGGAACTTATAACTATATGTTAGAAGAAGGCATTGCTCCTGAAATGGCAAGAATGATACTGCCTCAAAATATGATGACAGAGTGGTATTGGACTGGTTCTTTAATGGCATTTGCTCGTGTATGCAATTTAAGAAACAAAGAAGATTCACAAGAAGAAACAAGAATGATAACTCAACAAATGGCTAGACATTTATTAGACCATTTTCCTATAAGTGCGAAAGAATTATTAGATGAAAAAATATAAAAATACAATAGATGATTTTTTTAAATGGGTCAAGGGTACAGAGTTAGTAGAATTAACTACCATTGATACGAATGAAGACCCGGTCAGACCTGAATTAGATTTGTCATTTAGAATTACACATGGTAGAAAAATATTTGGTTTAAAATATAATAATGAAATTGAAGCAATTGTTTGTGTTGCAATGTGTCCTGAAGTACCATTTACTGTAAGAGAAATGGATTATATGTCAAGAGCTGCATATCCTTATGTAGAATTTAAAGATAAAGAATCACTAACAGTTGATATAATTAATAAGCATACTCCTAAAGGCGAGATTGCAGTTGCTTATACTGTATGGTCAAGAAAAAGAGGTGCAGGTAGAGAGATAATACAAAAATTAGGTGATTGGGCAAAGAAACAAGAAGTAAAAAGATTGGTAACTCTATCACCATTGACACCAATGGCTACTCATTTTCATATTAAAAACGGTGCTAAACAGGTACATATAAATGATGAGACACAAAATTTTGAATATAAGTTATGATGTATGGTGGATTTGATGTATATAAAACATATTTGGCAGTCAAAAATCATTTTACCTCTGATTATGATTACCACAAATATTCAGGTAGGGTTACTGCTAAGTTGGACAGCTTTACAAAAAGGCCAGATAGGTACTTTTTTCATAAACTTTCTAAAAGATATCCTGAGCGAGACATACTTGATTTCTTTGTTAGTAATTTTGCTATTGATGGCAATAAGTGGGTGGGGAATATTGTAAATAATGAAGGTGCTGAAAATTTTACCAAGTATAGAAAATACAAAGACAACTTTGACTACCATTTTAGGAACGATTGTGTGGCTATTCGTAATGATTTTGACAACAAGTCTATTCTTTTTAATGATGGCTTTGATGTACATAGCGGACAACATCCTAGAATTCTACGATTACATATCCAACGGAAAATTCACATCCAGACCACCATCATACTTGACACAATATTATCGTTTAGTAAGACATGGGATAAGGAAATTAAAGAGAAAGTTGTTTGGCCGAAAATTAAACACACACTCACAAAGCTCAGACCCTTTGTCCGATATAATGAAACACAAGTGAAATTAATTATGAAAGATGTATTTGTAAATGACAAAAGATGAAGTATATAGAAAACTAGATGATAAAATCAAAGATTTAAAATCAACTAGAGTATATAAAAAGATTACACCAAAAGGTGACTTATCATGGTATATAAAATGGGTATCTAGTGTATTCATTATTGTTGGAATGGCATTGACAAGTGCAAACATATTTCCTGTAAATATTATTGTACATGGTATAGGAGTTACTGGTTGGTTGATAGTTGGAATGTTATGGCATGACCGTGCTTTAATATTCTTAAATGCAGTTGCAATATTTGTTTATGCTTCTGGTTTATTAAATCATTATTTTGGAGGTTAACATGAATAAGATTAAAGAATTTTGGTTATCATCTTACGAATCAGATAAGATAGCATTTTATTATGAACTTGTAAGTTTTGTTTTTATAGTCATTGCAAGTATGGCTATGGCTTTTACAGCAGATAATCCTGATATGAGATACATCTATCCAGGTTATTTTATTGGTAGTTTAACAGCTGTGTATGCTCACTATAGAAGAAAACTAGCATGGCCAACAATGTTAGTTGGTTACTTTAGTATAGTAAATGTATTTGGTTGGTTTGTAGCAATGGGGTGGATTTGAAAAGAGTTTTTATAATTGGTAATGGTGAAAGTAGAAAAGGATTTGATTTAGCAAATCTACGACAATATGGTACTATCTATGGATGTAATGCAATCTACAGAGAGTTTATGCCAGATGTTATTACTGCTGTTGACCATGGTATTATGCATGAGATATATCATGCTGGTGTAGCAGATATTATTCCAACTTATTTAAGAGATTGGACTAAAGTGCCTGCCATGACATACGAACAAATGATACTAGGTGGTATGGATAAGATAGAGGCAGAGAAACATTTAAAAGATGTATTAGTAAGTAATGAAAGAGGCAATGCTAAAGAATATGTAATGCATGGGTCATCATTAAGTGGTATTGTTGACATGGTAAAAAGAAATGGTGAGAAGTTTAAAAAACAAATTCAAAACTCTACAATCAAAGTATCATGGATTACAGAGAATGATAAGTCAACATCATTGTCCGATATTATGAAACCAAAAGACCATGGTTGGGCTTGTGGTGCAAGTGCAGGTTATGTAGCTATTGAGAGAGAGAAACCAGACCAAGTATATCTCATAGGACACGACTTATACAGTACAGACGACAAGGTAAACAATCTATTTAAGAGTACCAAACATTATGTCTCAAAGGAGAACGGTCCTACGCCTGCCATCAACTGGATTAGACAATGGTATACTCTAGCAGACTGGAACCCCAATATAGATTTCATCAAAATTAACAGATTTAATGACGGCCGTGATAAAGTAAACGGTCCTATAGAAGAGTGGAAAGAGCGAAAAAATATAGTATATGCCGACTATTCCACGCTTGACAATTTAGCTTAAATGGTGTATATTAGTAAACAATATGCGTAAAGTAATCTTATTTGCAAGTAATTTTATCTGTCTGGCTGAACATAGTTTAAGTGGACTAAAGGCATGGGCAAGGAGGGTTATGGCC